AATAGGCGCGTTCAAAACGGCCCTTTTCTCATTCGTTTCAGCCGGGTTGAACAGGTTGAGCAGAGCATTGCGGGATGTGGAAGTCTGCTCGGTTATTTGCACTGCCTCTTGTCATCGAACGAGTGCCTGGTGGCAAGAGGCGCTGCATTGTTGCAGGAGCACGGTCATGGCCATTCCCACCCGGAAGCCGGTAACTCGGCGCATCAGCGTTAGAGCGATCGTGCATGCGCTGTCGGGCAAAGAGCAGGATTATGCGGCGTATAAGTTCTCCGGTCGGCAGTTTTTCGAACGGCCACAACACAACCCTTTTAAGGGTCTTGGACTCCCGACTATGCAAGTTGAGTTGGCGAGTACAGTTAATTTCGATGTTGATTTGGCTACAACCGTTGAATTTCAGGTGAATAAATAATGGCTGACACACTCGACACCTTCCAACCAGTAACCACCATACTTGATGCGGATTTAATGCATGTCAAGAAAGGCACTGGGGTAAATTCGGATAAGAAAATAACCGGGGCTAACGTCAAAGCCTTGTTTGCCACCGCCGCACAAGGGACTACCGCAGATGCAGCCATGCAGGACTTGGTGGATGATACAACTCCACAACTGGGCGCTGCTCTGGATGGGCAGGGTTTCGATTTGAACAACCTTGGTGTGGTATTTTTGACAGAGCAAGCTGCGGCTGAATCCGATGTCAGCGGAAAAGGGCAGCTTTGGGTTAAAACAGCGACCCCAAATGAATTGTATTTTGTCGATGATGCGGGGACGGAATTTCAACTTGGTGCGGGTGCCGGTGACTTGCTGGCAGATGGAACTATTCCGCTTACCGCCAACTGGGATGTAGGCGCATTTGTTCTGACCGCTTTAACTTTCGAGCCTGATGGCGATACAGCGGCTGGAGATAATGCCGCAATAGGTTGGACTGCGACTGAAGGGCTTATATTAACTGGCCAGGGCAGTACCAGTGATGTAGTGATCAAGAATGACGCGGACGTTACGGTTATGTCAATTGCCACCGGCACCAACGATGTGGTATTTGCTGACTTTATCTACATGGCTGCTGCCCTGGATTCGGGAATGCAGGACAATGGCACTGTTTTACAGATGTTTGGCACGGATGGGATACATTTTCGCCATGAGACAGACGTTTCAGTTGCAGGGGCATCGGTTTTCGCTTTTACGCCCAAGAGTGGTCTCGATGTTGATTCCAGCAGTGGCATCGCCAAGTTTGTCAGTATTCTTCCAACCATAAATCAGACCTCAACAGGAGGGTACACGGCGCTTAATATTGATGTGACCGAGACCGCTACGGGTAGTTCGGCGGCCTTGCTGATAAACGCACAGGTAGCTTCCTCTACTAAATGGTCAGTGGATTCAGGCGGCGCCATGGATGCTGGCTCCATTACGTCTAACTTTGGGGCCATAAATACCGGCGCATCAGCAATCACCACAACCGGCGTTATCACTGGCGGTACGGTAGAGGCAACTACCGATACTGCTGCCGCCGATAATGCCGCGATGGGGTATACGGCTGCTGAAGGGCTGATTCTGACCGGCCAGGGCAGCACCAACGATCTGACAATCAAGAACGATGCAGACGCAGATGTTATTACCATTCCAACTGGCGGAACCGGGGTAGTTTTTGCTGGTACGACAAACCTTAGTGCTGGGACTGTCACTGGTCCGTCCGGTACTTGGGATACTGGTGGAGTAGACATTGCTGCCAGTGATTCCTATGCGGTAGCGGGGACTGACATTTTATCCGATTCATCCGGTACGCTGACCCTATCGAATGTGGACGCACTGGATGCAACCACTCAGGCCACATTTTCAGGCAAGCAAACCCTATTTATTCCAGCCGCTGCAATGCGGCCAACCAAATCCAATGGCTGTGCGGCCATAACTGATGTAGAGACTACCGCCGGGCGTCCAGATATGACGGTGCTGGATTTTGATGCGACAGCAGACGAACATGCACAATTTCAGATAGCAATGCCCAAAGCCTGGAATCTTGGCACGGTCACTTTTCAGGTGTTCTGGACCTCTACGGCGGCTGATACGGATGGCGTTTCATGGGCATTGCAAGGTGTATCCGTAACCGATAATACGACCATTGATGTTGCTTACGGCACCCCAATCGTGGTTGATGACGCAAATCAGAGTGCAGCAGAAGAGCAGCTAGTGTCGGTGGAATCAGCAGCGGTGACGATTGCAGGCACCCCGGCAGATGACGATATGTGTTATTTCCGTATCTTCAGAGATGTGAGCGACAGCAATGATACAGCTACCGAAGATGCACGGTTAATCGGCATAAAATTGTTCTTCACCACCGATGCAGTGAATGACGCATGACCTATATGAGTTATATGCTTGGGCTGGGCGGTGGAACGGATGATCCTTTGCTGGTTAGCGATACATTTACAGATTCGAATGGAACCGCACTAACGGCGCACACGCCGGACATTGATACGGTTGGTAGTGGTTGGGTAAATCAATCAGGCACCTATCAAATAGACTCAAATGCGGCACACAGAGAAACTGGACCGACGGGGTCAGTTGTTGCAATAGACGCCGGAAACGCAGACGTTACAGTTAAGTCGGATATCAGCGCAAAGACAACAAGTGGAATTGTTGCAAGGCTGTCAGATGATAATAATTATTGGCTGGGATGGGCGCAAGACGGGAAATTGTACGAGAATAATGCTGATTCATTGACCGAAAGAGCGGACCTTGGCGCTCCGACAATACCCAATACTCTTGAACTTGAGTGCAACGGCTCAAGCATCACTTTCAGGGCAGAAACGGGGTTAAGCGCCACTTACGCATCAGCCACATTCAACCAGACCGCAACACTCCACGGCTTACGGTCGAATGATGATTTGGGCATTTTTGATGATTTTTCGGTGAACTCACTATGAAGGCCGAAGTACTTACGCAATGGGTTGGTGATGGGCTTTCCTTGGAAACAGCAAACCGGCCTAAAATACGCGACGATCATCCCGGCACAACCAAATATGAAGACACAACCGGTCAGCCATTCCCAAATCTACAGCCCGACCCAAATCTATACATCATACAAATAGAAGCGCCCGATAGTGTGATGGCCGCAATTGAGGCCGATGCTGATTACTACGTGTTGTGGAGTGAGTAAATGGGACTTCCTGACGAAATTCCATCCCCAGCAGAATTCGGGCTATTACGGGCTTACCTCGCAACCCAAGGTGTATCTCAACTAGACATCAATGACGCGATTGGTGTTGGTGCGCAGGGCAGAACCCGCGCAGAAATAACCGATGAACTGCGGGCATGGCTGAAAACAAGGCCAAAAGCATAAACATGAAAAGACAATGAAAGACACAAAAACTTATGGTTCATCTACGTAAGCGCAGTTCTTTTATGCCGCAAGGGCCTGCGGCCAAGCGCATTACGCCTAAAACGTGGGGCGATTTCCTGCATGCTATCGCCAATGGCACGCTTAAACACGTAGCGTTGAAGACTTTTGGCTGGACCGATCAGACGTTTCAAGCGTATTTGATCAGTAAACCGGGCATCTCGGACCAATACCGGGACGCTAAATTATCCTGGATACGGCGCGATTGGCCGCTCGAGTTGATTGAAGACCTTATGCGCGATATAGCCAAAGGCATGTTGGTTAAAGATGCCTGTAGATTGCGTGAGGTTGATCAAGATACGCTTTACAGAATTGTTTTTTCAGATCCGGTAGTATCTGAGATGTTTGCCACTGCACGTAAGATCTCAATGGAAATAAAGGTTGATGAAATCCTGGAGATCGCGGATAAAATACCCAAGGATATCGAGACGCACGGCGGTAACGCACAATTTAACAGCGCATTGGTCAACGCCTCTAAAGCGCAAATCTCGACGCGGCAATGGATTATGGCCAAATTGCATTTTCAGCAATACGGCGATCATTCCAAACAAACCGTGGAAAGCAGGGTAACGGTGGACCACGTACAGACCTTGGAAGATGCCCGTAAGCGCAAGGAAATAGCCGCCAAGAAAAATAGAAAAATACTGCGTCAAGCGAAAAAGCGCAGGCAAGAGCAAAACGATCCATTGACGCTGCATTGAGTTATGCCTGCTGCTACGCAACATATTCCTTCGACCGATTTCGAACAGGAGATGGCGGATGATATTGCCGACTTCTATGACGATCCCTATGGTTTTATCATGTATATTTTCAATTGGGGCGAAGGGGAGTTAGAGAATGAAACAGGTCCCGATACCTGGCAGGCGGAACAGTTGGTTGAAATCGGAGAATCTTTTGTACAACGTCCGGAAGGATCTATTCGTGAAGCGATCGCTTCAGGTCACGGTATTGGAAAAAGTACCGAGGTTGCTTGGATTATTTTGTGGGCGATGTCCACCCGCCCCAATCTATCCGGTGTGGTAACTGCCAATACCACCAATCAGTTGAGCACCAAAACCTGGCGGGAATTGGCGTTGTGGCATAATCGAACGATCAATAAACACTGGTTCAAGTGGACCGCGACCAAGTTTTTTCATGTGGAGCATCAAGCGACGTGGGTTTGCGCTGCAGTACCCAATACGGAGCACAATTCTGAATCGTTTGCCGGGTTGCATGCCAAGCACGTTTTATTAATCTACGACGAAGCCAGTTCGATTCCGGATAAGATTTGGGAAGTTTCCGAGGGTGCGATGACCACGCCGCGGGCGATGTGGTTTGTGTTCGGTAATCCGACCCGGAACACCGGGCGCTTCCGTGAATGTTTCTTTTCCCACAAACATCGCTGGCGCACACGCCAGATCGATTCGCGCGAATGCAAGATGACCAACAAGCAGGAGTTGACTGAGTGGGTCGATACCTACGGCGATGATTCGGATTTTTGCCGGGTGCGGATCAAAGGAGAGTTTCCGCGTACCGGTACCATGCAATTCATCTCCAGTGAAGTGGTTGATTATTGCATGCTGTGGGAAGCGCCGTATGAAGCGTACTACCTGATGCCGATTGTGCTCGGCGTGGATGTGGCGCGCTATGGCGATGATAAAACCGTGATCATCGTTCGCCAGGGGCGCAAGGTACTGGAGCTGAAGCGCTTTTCGGAACTCGACACCATGCAGGTGGCGGCGGAAGTCATGTTTACAATTCGGGAATACTCCCCAATAATAACTTTTGTCGATGGCGTAGGTATTGGCGCCGGAGTGGTTGACCGGTTGCGCCAGTTGGGTTATGACATTGTAGAAGTGAATGCCGGAACCAAACCGTATGAAGAGAAGACCTATTACAATAAACGTGCGGAGATGTGGGATCGAATGCGGATTTGGCTTAAAGGTGGCGCCGATATCCCGCACGATACCGAAGTGCGGAAGTCTTTAATTGGGCTGGAGTACGGGTTCACCGACGCCAAGACCGGGGAACTGATGCGTTTGGAACGCAAAGTGGACATGAAAAAACGTGGATTGCCGTCGCCGGATGAAGGCGATGCGCTGGCCATGACCTTTGCCGAAGAGATCGGCGATATGGTGAATAATTATTTTGAGCCTGAAGCGGCGTTTGAGCCGGATTACTTGGAATGACCAATATTATTGTCAATCGCAAAGCGCTGGGTCAGTCGATTCATTCTAATCTGAATGGAATCGATCTGGACAATACACCGGATAAGCGAACCGCGGAAATGGAAATGACGATCTGTAACCGGATTGGTTTTCAACTGGTTAAACATTACCCGGGGCGCGAGTGGAAAGTGATTTGCGACATCAATGGCGGGATGGTCATTATTGCTTGTGATAGTCTTTCTAACAGTCGGGGATACTTCTTGCCGTTTGACAACAGCACCATGGTCGAATTGGAGAAAAGAGCGGTTAAAGCTTGCGGCGAGATACTGGAACGGTTTAATATCTCGCGTAATCGAAAGTTCAATTCGGATGACCTGGAAACCATAGAACGGGATTTCACAGGCGAAGCTATCGCATCTGACGCCATCCCCTTGAATATCGCCAAGGGTAAAAAGGATGGCTGAACACCCAATCGATCCCACTGATGCTGATTTTGTTGACGAAGTATCGCCGGTAGACGATAAGCCGATTTCTGCCCAGTTGGCAAAAGAAGTATCGCCGCCGTGGGAAAACAACCCCCAGGACCGCGCGCCCGGTGAAACGCCTTCTGCCGGAACGTTCAGCCATGTCGGTTCAGGCGGAGACTATGTTGGACAGGCGCAGGAGCATTGGCAGGAACCGAATTGGCTGATCCAAAAAGCGCAGGAAATTTATACGATTTCCACGGATTACATGGAAGCGAATATCACCAATACCTGGGAAACCAATCTTTCGCATTTCCACAATCAACACGCGCCTGGCTCTTCCTATCAAAATAAAGGCTGGAAACGTTCCCGGGTTTTTCGGCCTAAAACCCGTTCTATGACCAAAGCGCAGGAGGCCACACTGGCTACCGCGGCCTTTTCCACGCAGCAATTTACCCATATTCAGGCGGAAGATTCGCGCATTGAAGCACAGCGTATCTCGGCGCAAATCAATCAAAACATTCTGCAATATCGACTCGACCGGCGCATGCCCTGGTTCTTAACCACGGTAGGGGCGTTCCAGAATACCAAGGTTTATGGCTTGTGCATTTCACACCAGTATTGGAATTATGTGGAGGATGAAGAGTTTGAGCTGGAGATGGAAAACGGCGAGATGATGTTCGACGATGATTTGGATCCGGAGCATCTGCAGCCGCTGGGTATTAAAAATACCGTGGTACGCAAAGACGAGATGGTATGTGATCTGATCGCACCGGAGAATTTTCGCTTTGACCCGGTATGCGATTGGCGGGATCCGATTAACACCAGTCCGTATTTGATCTACATGATGCCTATCTATGCCGGTGAAGTTTTGGAGCGGATGGAAAAGCTCGATTCTAAAACGGGTCAGCCATTGTGGATGGAGTATTCGCTTTCTGCAATTAGCGCAACACGCCGGGAGAATTACGATCGCACGCGCCAGGCGCGAGAAGGACGGGAGCGGATTGATCCGGCGGACGATCAGCGTGGCAACGATACGGATTTGTTGTGGGCGCATATGAATATCGTGCGGGTGGACGGCGAAGACATTATTTTTTGGACCATGGGCACTGAATTACTGTTGACTGAGCCAATGACGGTGCATGAAGCATATCCGCATTTGGAACGTGGCGAGCGCCCATTTACTTTTGGCTATTCCACGGTAGAGGCGCATCGTAATTACCCGGCTGGGGATGTTGAACAGATATCCGGATTGCAGTCGGAAATAAATGCGGTCGCCAATCAGCGCATGGATAATGTCAAATTGGTCTTGAACAAGCGCTATTACGTGCGCCGGGGCTCGCAAGTGGACCTCGATGCGCTGATTCGTAATGTGCCTGGTGGCGGGGTCATGATGAATGATCCGGAAAAAGACGTTAAGACGGTTGAAACGCGGGACGTAACGGGTTCCAGTTATGAAGAAACGGTACTCATGGCGACAGAAGCAGATGAATTGACCGGTTCTTTTAGTCGGAGTTCGATGCAGAACAATCGACAATCAAATCAGCCTGAAGGAAATGTAAATAAAATATCTGATAGCGCCAGTCAGGTAGAAGATTACGCCATTCGAATCTTCATGGAGACTTGGATGGAGCCCACGTTAAGGCAATTCCTCAAGCTGATTCAGTATTACGAGACGGACGAAGTTATTTTATCGGTCGCAGCGGGGCAGTCGGAGTTGTGGCAGCGCTTTGGAACCGATCAGGTAACGGACGCATTGCTAAGTCAAGACCTGACTTTGAAAGTCAATATCGGCATTGGCAATACAGATCCGATGCGCCGGGTTGAGAGATTGGTATTCGGTATTGGTCAGGTAATCCAGATGCCGGGTATGGAGGGGCGGATCAAACCGGGGGAGATTACCGATGAAATTTTTGGCGCGCTGGGGTACAAGGATTCCAGTCGCTTTTTCCTGACTGAAGAAGAAATGCAGAAAAAGGCGGAGGAAGAAGCTAAAGATCAACAGCCGCCGCCTGAAATTCAAATGAAGCAAATGGAGTTGCAAATTCGCAAGGAAGATAATCAAGCTCGGGATAGACGTGAAAATAATAAATTGGCGCATCTGCAGCGGGTAGCTTTTGCTGAATTGGCGTTAAAACGAGAACTGACGTTGACTGATTTATTCGCCAATCTAGGCATCAAGGAATTAAAAATTATTGGCGATCGAGATATAGCAGCCTTGCGAGAAAGTAACAAAGTCGTTGAGATGAATGTAAAACGGGCAACAGGAGCGTAAAAATGGCAGAGTACAGTACCGGCAATAGCGATGGTAATTCACGTTCGATGGTTACACACAACCGGCGTTCTCAATCGGGAACAATAACCGGGAATCGAGGTTCAAGAATCTCAGCTATGCAGAAACAGCGGGTTAAAGGTAAGCCAGGTAAGGCGATAGGAAATATTGCAACTTTGGGAAGTGGTGGAAAGACTCCTAGTGGTCCACCGCCAACACTTTTAGGATCGAGCCCAACGGTGCCAACACTTACGCCGAGCACGATAAAGCCTTTGGCGCCAAAAATTGGGGATTATACGCCAGTGCCCAAGACTAATCCGTTGCCGGGGCGTGAGGAAGATCGATTGGCTACGTCGCCCGGCCTCCCTTCACCAGCGCCCCCACCGGGAGTGTCGTCCCGGCCACTCCAGCCGGTTACGCTGCCGCCTTCCGGGCTTCCGGTAGAGATGCCGTTACCGAGTCGTCCGGTGAATCCTCCGGTAGATGACAATACGGGAGTTAATCCCATGAGTATGCGCGGACATAGGCGCCGGGGACGACGCCGTGGAATGGGGCCTAACAGTAACGCGGTACATCCCTCGGCGCGCCGTGGCAGGTATTGAGTAAGCGCTATGGGCCTTTTAGCCAATTTGGGATTACCCGAGGGAGATCATGTCCCCCCACCGGTTACTAATCCACCGCCAGTTACTAATTCACCACCGGTTACAGAGCCGCCAGCAGATACGACTTCACCGGTAGCGAATTTAAGTTTTGTGGCGGGTATCGGATGGGTTAGTCAAGGTGGCACGATTGTGGATGCGCCCGACCCATCCACTGTGGGTACCAGTAATAACGGTGATTTGGTTACAGGCGGTCTGATTTATACCGCGGCAAAAGCGGGAGATTATGGAGCAGCGGTAAACGGCATTATCCCTGATCCGGAGTCCCGCCGGTACTCGGCTGAATGGATTGCGCATTATTTTCCAGAATATATTGACATTAATGGAGAAGTGTTGAGTTCCAGTGTCGATCGGGTATACGGAGGTAAGGGCCTGAAAATAACCGGATCAAGTCCCAGCGGAACAAAAATGCCGTGGGAAACCGATGAATTGTGGTGGGAGGACATGAATGAAACCGATAAACAAGCGTGGTTTGACAGTCTTAACTGGTTTAGAAATGGAGAGCAAGGGATAGACCCGCGTTTGCTGCAGGGCATGGTGGTGGATAACCCTTTTGCGCCTAAAGATCGACGTACCGCCAGTAATCAATACGGCACGATGACGATGGGCGGCGGGCCTACTCCAACCAATCCATACGGTAAAAATTTGACTTTTTCCGGCGCTAATTTTTCCGGTGATGAATATTCGTATACGGATAATTATTGGGGCTACGTTCAACAGCGCCCGAATGGGCAAAAGTACGTTCCGGCATGGGGCATGACAGCAGGACTTGTCGGCGATCCTTCTTATAACCCGTTTGGTGGGAATTTATTTGGCGGGCCAGGAAACGGGGTGCAGGTTCCCTGGTGGAATTTAGAAGCCGGAACCAATATCTCCGGATTATATGGCTGGTATAGTCCAGCTGAACGATTAGGTAGCGCAGCGCCGCCAGATCGAGGAAGTACATCGTCAGGTAACTCACGTAACTCAGGGGTAGGCCCAGGTGGCGGGGGATATGGCCGGGATAGCTCTTTTGGTGGGGGTAAGAAGCCGACAGGATTTACCGGATTTGGCACATGAAAGCGGTTGAAAACACGGCGAGAGATTTTTCCGGACTGGACTTTATTGATGAACAAGAGCGACAATACTTCGCCGAAGCGCAAATCGGTGAAGAAGTTATTGCTTTTTTGTGCTCGCCCACTGGACGACTTTTGCATGGTCGGGCTAAGCAAGAAGTAGAAAAGGCTAAGCAAGACTTGCTCGATATAAACCCTCTAACCCGCAGAGGGTTTCGTAAATTTAAACAAATTCAGGAAAAGGCACAACAAGCCAAATGGTTTATGCGTTGGTGCGCAGACGCTATTGAACAAGGTAATGCTGGGGCGATTCAGCTTGAACATCACAGGAGTGAGTTATGATAGAAGCTACCGAGAAAGGCGCTTCTGCAGAAGAAAAACCTGCGGAAAAAGTAGGACCACAGCCGGATCTCGCGCGATTTAATGAAATTGAGGAAATGGCGGAGAATTTGGAAAAATCCAGAGCTGCGGATATACAAGCGCAAATTGAAGAAGATCCTGGTTTTAAAGCGCGCGAAGAAGCTATTCAAAAAGAAATAGATGCGGCGAATGAATCTGAAGAAGGGCTCGAATTCAAAGAAGCGATTGATCCGGATGAAAAGCCTGGGACAGAAATAGAGCAAACAGCGGGAGAAGAAGAAGAAGAACAAACACCTGAAGGATCAAAGGATCCATTAGCCGACTTCATCGTAATGCAAGACGATGTGCCGATGTTGAAAGCTAAGATCGATGGAAAAGACGTTTTGATACCCATGGATCGGGCTCGAGCGCAAATTCAAAAAGGAGAAGCTGCTGAAAGTCGTTTACAAGCAGCCGCTGAATTGACTAAAAATCTGAATACACGTTCCGAAGCCCTGAGCAGAAGTGAGCAGGCGCTTAGGCAACGTGAAGATCAGATCAATAACCCACCACCTGGACCTACTCCGGACGTGGATGACGAGGCTTTGTTAAGTGAGGCCAAAGACCTTATTGGGTCTCTGTATAGCGGGACTCAAGAGGAAGCTACTGAGAAATTGGTTAGCGTATTAAAAACTAGTCGGGCACCGGTTATTCCGGCTCCGGTAGTTAACTCGCAAGCCAATGTGGCTCAAGTAGCAAGAGTGGCTAAAGCAGTATTTGCACAAGAGCGAAAAGGTCAGGAATCCGAGCAGGGCTTTCAAAAGTTCCGCGACGAATACCCGGATATTATCGCCGATAGCAATTTATTTCTGGTGGCCGATAGCATGACCGACGTAATTGTGGCAGAACATCCCGATTGGGAAGAGCCGCGAGTTATGCTTGAAGCAGGACGACGAACTCGAGAATGGCAAGGTAAACAAAAAGTATCCAAGCCTAAGCCCGATTCGTCTGAAAAAAGATCCTGTTGATCGTCAAACACGGAAGGCAAAATTGGTTCCGATGCCCCGACCAGCGGACGCAAAACCGGCTAAAGTGCCGGAAGAACAGCCGCAAACGCCTGCAGAGGCGGTAGCTGAGATGCGAAAAGCTAGAGGACAATCGGCCTAATTGCCTAAATTTTAATTAACGAGAGGACAGGATTATGGCAGGCCAAGTTTGGCAAACAAATAATCTAGGGGGATTTATGCACTCCCTCAATCTCAGTCGAAAACTGAGAACTGCTCTCCAACCGATGACAAGATTTCGTCAATTTTGCGATGCCCGGGAAGCTTTTGGGCTCGGAAAAGGTGAGTTGTTTAACTGGAATGTCTACAGTGATGTAGTCACTGCGGGCGGCTCCCTGACGGAAACAGAGACAATGCCGGAAACCAATTTCACGATCACTCAGGCCAGCCTGACGATCACGGAATATGGCAACAGCGTTCCATTCACCAAGAAATTGGATGACTTGTCTGAACACCCGGTTACGGAGATCATACACAAGGTTCTGAAGAACGACGCTCGAAAGGCGCTGGACACTGCCGCGTTCAATCAGTTTAACGCGTCGCAGCTGCGGGTAACTCCAACTGGTGGCAACGATGTCCAAGCGCTCGATTTGAATACCGTCGGTACGGCGCCAGGGGTGAATAACATCGCGTTTGGCAATCTGCATTGCAAGACGATTGCAGATACCCTGGTAGAGCGGGATATTCCCACGTTCGACGGCAACAACTACATGTCGATCGGGAGACCGACTGCTTTCCGCGACTTCAAGGATGACTTGGAGCCCATTCATCAGTACGTTTCTGAGGGATGGCATGTAATCATGAACGGTGAGAAGGGTCGTTACGAAGGTATTCGCTTCTGCGAACAAACCAATGTAGCGTCTATCGGTTGGACAAACAGCCTTTCCGATCGGATTTTCTTCTTTGGTGCGGATACGGTAGTGGAAGCTATCGCCATACCGGAAGAGGTTCGCGGCAAGATCCCGACCGATTTTGGTCGTTCACGCGGTATCGCATGGTATGCGGAACTGGGTTACGGTATTGTTCACACAGCCGCCGCTCAATCTCGTATTATCGTGTGGGACTCAACATCTTAAAGGAGGCATATCATGAGCTATGACAAAGCAGCAACACGAATGGGGTATGTCTTTACGGTGGTTGATTTCGGCACTGGTTCCAATACCACAGAGACAATTGGCGTCCCCACTGATGGAACACAAGATTGAGCGGCGGCTGTGTGAACAAT